TATGGATAGAGGAAGGTGAGGATTTAACAGATAATACATTGAGAGTGCTTACGGCATCAGTTCGTTTAAATGCAGAAGATACCCAGCGTAAGATAGATGGCGAAAATGTTAAAATGCCTGAAATCATTATCACAATGAACAGAGGACAGAAAACAGGCGCGGTCGCTAAAAAATGGCTTGTTCGTGCAGAGAAAGAACTGCAACGGTGCGGGTATTATGAAGACGATCTAATCATGGTTGTTGAGATGAACTATACCGACATGCCAGAGGCGTGGTTCAAATTGTCAGGACTTGAAGAAGAGAGAGCTGATGATAAAGATAAAATGCCAACAGCGGCTTATGAACACAAATGGCACGGCAAATACCTAGACACTGTAGAGAATGCAATTATTAAGCCAGAGTGGTTTGATGCAGCAGTAGACGCGCACAAGATAGATAGATTAAAGAAAGTATTTGAGCCGCATGGAGTCAAAGTTGCGGCACATGATCCGTCTGATAGTGGTGGTGATGCCAAGGGATTTGCACTAAGGCATGGCTCGATCATTTTATCAGCTAAAGAGAAAACGACAGGTGAGATAGATGAGGGTTGTGATTGGGCTACTGGGTTATCCATCGAGAAAGGCATTGATTGGTTTGTATGGGATGGTGACGGCATGGGTACAGGACTAAAAAGACAGGTATCAGATGCTTTTGAAGGCAAACATATTAAATACCATATGTTCAGAGGGTCACTGTCTGGGTCTGGGCAAGACAACGCTAATAAAATATACATGCCAGCAATAGGCGACAAGGACAGCGATGATAAGCCAAAGACGTACGCAGAGACGTTCCTGAATAATCGATCTCAGTATCATATATCTATAGCCGATATGTTTTATAACACTTATAAATGCGTTATCAGAGGTGAATATGTTGATCCGGTTGAGATGATAAGTATTGATTCTGCTGGCGTAGATAACCTGCAAGGGCTAAGAGCAGAGGCTTGCTCGATACCAAAGATACCAAATAAGCGAGGGCTAATTCAGATAGCTGGGAAAAAAGAAATGAAAGCTATGGGGATCGATTCGCCCAATGTATTTGAAGCAATAATGATGAGCTTATTCATGCCTAAGATAGTGGTGGCAGCAAAGCCCCTTAATTTCACAAGTGAGTTTAACTAATGGCTAAGAAAAAAGAAATCAACGATTTAGAGACTGTTCATAAAGAATCGCTAGATGCCTTTGCATTATCAGAAGAGACGGAAAAGGATCAGCGTGAGAAAGGCGTTGAAGATATGCTGTTTGTGGACTCGGAAGAGGGGCAGTGGGATGATAATGCTAAGGTGGCCCGTAAAGGTCGCCCGATGTACACTATTGACCTAACCAGCGAAGCATTAAACCAGATGATAGGTGAGCAGCGTCAAAGCCGTACACGTATCAAAATATCACCTAATGGCGGCGGCGCTGATAAAGACACAGCCAACATATACGATGGCATTATCAGGAAGATAGAGAATCAAGCTGAATCCGCGTATGACAATTCATTCAAAGAGAAGCTAAAAGGTGGTTATGGCGGTTGGCGCTACCTTACGCAATTCACAGAAGAGAATCCATTTAATCAAGAGATAGTTCCTTCTCCTATCAATTCGGCTGTAACGTCATTGTATTTTGATGTAGACGCGCAAGAGTACGATAAGAGCGATTCAAAAAGAGCTTGGCTAATCACTGATATGTCTCACTCTGCATTTAAGGTAGAGTTCCCAAAGGCGAACCTGACAGACTTTAATTCACCAGAATTAAGACGCGGTAATTGCGCTAACTGGTTTAGTAAAGATTCTATTCGTGTAGCTGAGTCCTGGGAAAAGAAAGAGATTATTAAAAATATTGCACTAATGTCTGATGGTCGCGTTATTGATATAGACGAAGCTGCTGAGTTAATGGACGAACTTAAAAAAGAAGGCATCACGATAATCAAGCAGCGACCAGTAAAATCTCATAAGGTCGTGATGTACAAGATGAATGGAGCTGAGATATTAAGCGGGCCTCATGCATGGGATGGTAAATACATTCCATTAGTCCCAGATTATGGCGAAATATCACACGTTGGTAACAGAACATTTGTCCGCGGCAAAGTTAGAAAGGCTAAAGATGCGGCTCGTATCTATAACTATACGACATCAGCAAAGATTGAAGCCACCGCGCTATCTGGCAAAGACCCGTTGATGGTTACTGATGTAATGATTAAAGGGAACGAAAATGACTATGAGACAATTGGTTCAACTAATAAGCCGGTTATAAAGTTTACAGCCGATCCAGATGTGCCGGGAGCCGTTCCATTTAGACTAGGTGCGCCAGCTATGCAAACAGCATTGATTGAGCAAACCCAGCAAGCGGCAAATGATGTGCATTCCACACTTGGCATCCATAACCCGGCATTAGGTAACGCTCCGCAGTTGTTAAGCGAGAAGGCGGTCCTAGATCAGGCTGAAAAAGGCGATAGAGGCTCGTTTGAGTACAGCGACAATCACCAGAAATCCAAGCTATACGGAGCCAAAATTCTGCTTGATCTAATACCTAAAATTTACGATACACCGCAGATTATCCAGATATTAAACGCGGACGGCTCTCTTGAGTCACACGAAATCAATATGGAGTCGGTCGATAAGTTCGGGGAGCAAATAAAAGACGAGCAAACCGGAAAAGTAATCAAGATCAATGATTTATCGCTTGGTACTTACACAGCTACAGCCGAAACCGGCCCAACATACAAAACTATGAGAGCGGAAGCGGTCACGCAGCTAACAGAGATGGCAGCAGTAAGCCCAATGTTCGAGCAGCTATCAACTGATTTAATTGCTAAAAACATGAATATCCCTGAGTCAGAAGAGATCCATGCCCGCATCAGAAAGCAGATGATAGCCCAAAAGCTAATTGAACCCACCGATGATGAAATCAAAGAGCTTGGTTTAGATCAGCAGCAGCCACCATCAGAAGGCGATCAAGCTTTGGTCGATAACGTGAAGATGCAAACAGAAGAAATGATGACGGGTATTGAGAATACAGAGGCCAAAACCCAAGAGACTTTAGTTAAGACTCAGGAATCAGCCGTTGACACTTACAATACCCTACTAACTTCATTCCAAAAACAGGTTGATTTAGGCATACCGCTATCACCACAGCAGCGTAATTTATTGATTACTCAAGGCGATATTGTGGCAGATGCTCAAGCCATAACTCAAGAAGGCGAACCAAACAGCGAGCAGGCGGCAGATATTGCACAACAAATACAAACAGGGCAATTAAGGCCAGAAGATTTACAATGATTGAATAAACCTATCAATAGTTTTATAATGATAGACAAGGTTACGAATGCCTAATCATTCGGCTAAATACTCAAAAATGAGGCGTATCAAATGGAACAAGAGCAAGCTGTACTTGAAGGTGAGCAGGGTGAAGTAGTTGAATCTCAAAACACAGAGGTAGCAACAGAAGCAACTAGCGAGCCAGTGGAATCAGCAACCACTGAAAATACGGAGTCTGACGGTGTTCAGAAACGTATTAATAAACTAACCGCAGAGAAATACGGCGAGAAACGCAGAGCTGATGCACTGCAAGATGAAATAGACAGCTTAAAGTCTAACCCATCTAAACAAGAGACAGAGCAACCGCAAGGGAAGCCGACATTAGAGCAGTATGATTTTGACGAAGGTCAGCATCAAGCCGCTTTAATCGCTTATGAAGTTAAGCAAGGCATAGCCGAAAATAACAAGGCTGCTCAGAAAGCACAATCACAAGCAGATCAAAATAAAATTGATACCGCTTATGATGCTAACGAAGTTAAATACGCAACAGAAAACCCTGAATACGTGAATGACGTTCAGAATCTACCGCGATTTAGCAACGATACGCTTTCAATGATCAAGGGGCAGGAAAACGCGCCACAGTTGGTGCATTACCTAGCCAAAAACCCTGATCAAGCTCATAACATTGCATCGCTCAACCTATCAAACGCAGGCGTACAGATAGGGATTGTTTTAGCCAAGTTATCTGCACAAACTAAACAGAATGTACAATCAAGTACAGCTTCTGACCCGATTGAACCTATCAATTCTGGTGGCTCGATAGCCACAGATGATAAAGGGCCAACAGGAGCTACTTATGAATAAGGAATTACAATGGCTAGTACAAATAATCTCTCTAGTAACTTTTCGCGCCCGATTGCGGAGGCCTTTTTAAAGGGCTTTGAGTCCTCTCGGGTAGTAACAAAAACAGTAAACACACAGCTACTAACAGGTAGCTTCTCGCCAAAATCAGGCACAGAAGTAGACTTCAAGCGCCCACATGATTACAAATCAGATCGTACCTCTGACGGTGATATCTCGGCAGTTGATTCGTCTGATATCGTATCAGGTAAGGCGACAGGTACGGTTCAAAACTATTTCACAGTCCATATGGATTGGGACGAAGTTGACGAGGCTTTAAAGCTTGACAAACTTGATGAAATCTTAAAACCAGCGGCTTCTCGTTTGGTAACTGACTTAGAGACTGATTTCAGCTCTTACATGTACAAGAATTCAGGCCTTCACTACGGTACTTTAGGTACTGCGATTGATGCTTGGTCTGATGTTGCAGGCGCTAACGCATTGATGGACTCTATCGGTGTGCCTAATGACGGTATGCGTAACTACGTTATGAATCCATTTGTAACGGCAGCATTAGCGGACGTTCAAAACAGTCTTGGCAATGGTTCAGATAGCCTAGTTAATACAGCATGGGAAAACTCTGTTGTGTCTAACAAACTAGCTGGCTTGCGCGTTATGTCATCAAGTGCATTAGCAACACGTACATCGATGGTTGGCGCGGATCGTGCTGGTACGTTGACAGCAGCTCCTACCGCTACTTATGTAGCCGCTAAAGACACCATGACGCAATCAATCGCCGTTACGGCATTGGAGGCAAATGCTACTGTTAAGGCCGGTGACATTATCACTGTTGCTGGTAGTAACCGTTTAAGTCTTTCGACTCGTGACGGCTTCATTGATGGCACTGGTAGTCAGGTTCTTTGGTCTGGTACTGTAATCGCTGATGTAACTCTAGGTGCATCTGGTGAAGGTACTTTAGTTGTAGCTGGCCCCGGTATTCAAGAGGCTAACGGTCAATATAATACTGTTGATACGGCTCTTGCTAATGGCGCGGTTATCACTGTTCTAGGTGCTACTGGTGCGGTTTATCAGCCAGCTATGTTCTACCATCGTGATGCTTACGGTATCGGTTCTGTGCCTCTTAAAAAGTTGTTTGCAACAGACACGCTTGCAACGACTGAAGATGGTATTCAGATTCGTATCACTAAGTACTCAGATGGTGCTGCTAACAAGCAGAAGATCCGTTTCGATTTACTCCCAGCTTACGCTACGTTTAACCCATTCTTTGCGGGTCAAGCATACGGCGTTTAATTAATAGCGAGGGTGTAAAAGCCCTCCTATTTTTCTTTTAATCAAAAGGTAAAAGCACATGACTAAATGGATAAAACCTAGCGGCGTAGTAGTAGAGCTTAATGACGTGCCTGAAAATATTGCAGCAGCTAAGGCCAATAAGTGGAAGCTAAAAGGCGTAGAAAAAGAAACGCCAAAGAAAGAAGATTCAAAACCAAAGGCTAAATAATCATGGCTACCGCTCTGGATTTAATTAAGGCATCGTTTTCAATCCTTGGTATACATGAGGCTGAAACTCCTATCGAATCTAGCGAGGCGAATGAGGCATTAGAAATATTTAATGATCTAGGTGTTGAGTGGGAGCTAACAGGCGCTAACATTGGTTTTGCTCCTGTCAATGACTTGGCTGATGAGGTTCGTATCCCTCGTGGTGCTTACAGTGCGTTTAAGTACAACGTAGCGGCAAGACTAGCTCCTATTTATGAGATTGTTTTAAGCGCGGAAAACATATCAATAGCAAACAACTCTCTACGAACAATGATGACTATTTACCGCAAGCCGTTAAAGATAATTTATCCCGGCACGCTGCCAATGGGCGAGGCTAACGGGTGTGATAATTATTTAATTGAAGATAATTTCTACCCAGATGTCGAAAAGGAAAACTTCTAAGTGGTTGAGCTACCCATAGCAACGGGGTTTTATGAGGATGCTAATAAACCAATAGCGTCACAGGAATGTATTAATTTTATCCCTCAAATACCTCAAGCCAATGCTATATCGAGAGCGCAGTTAATC